AATGAGAATCAAGGATGGGATGCAGAGGATTTATCTGTTATGAAAAAGATAAATCAACTGCTTGATGAATTAGAATCTTCACAAGAATTAAAGTCTTATAGTGACTACCCAGAGGCAGCCCGTAATAATGCTAAAAGAGCATTGAAGTGGGCTGAAGAAAACGGATGGGGGTCTTGCGGAACTGACGTGGGGAAAAAACGTGCATCGATGTTGGCTAATGGTACTCCTTTGACCAGAGATACGATTGCTCGGATGGCGTCTTTTAAACGCCATCAGCAGCATAAGGATGTCCCTTATTCTGAAGGATGTGGTGGACTTATGTGGGATGCTTGGGGCGGAACTGCTGGTGTTGAATGGGCAATCCGCAAATTAGAACAAATAGATAATGAGTAGTAAAACAAATACATCTTATCGGGTTCACGTTCAAAGTGAAACTGAATCGAGACTACCAGACTTAAATACAGAGCAAGGGGCTATGATGGTCACTGATGAGGCCCTTTATATGGGGTTTAATGATGAGAAGGTAATTGTTTACCCTCCACAATCTGATGCTATGGGTCTTGGTTGGGCGAGATATGATGATACAGAGTGGACATCATTAAATAAGAAGTCTTTAGTTGAAGATGCAACCATAGTCCTCCCTAACAATGCTGGGAATGTAATCAATGAGCATATACATTCCCCTAAAGCATTCTATAACGGGACTACACAAAAGATTCAAGCGGTCAATGATGCTGATGTTTATGTGATGACTATTGTATTTAAGTATTCTTCGGCTAATGCAAACCAAACTTATTTAGAGTTAAAACTTGAAGCCGTTAATGGTACTCCTTATGACCGATTAAGTTCGGACATCGTTTTCCCTAAAGGAAATGATGCCGAACATAACTATCACGGGGTATTCCAATATTATTCAGATAGTGATTTTGTTACAAGTGGTTCTGAAATACAAATTACCGCTATTGGTGGTACTGCTAAAGTTTGGGATATTATTTATTTTATTCAGAGAACACAAAATCATATATCATAATGGCAAAGAGAAAGTTAAAAGACCCACACGATGTTGGGAGTTATTCATCTCCAAAGGGAGGTAAGAGAGGATGCTTATGCAAGGATGGTAGAACTTATTCAAGTAAATGTTGCAAGGGTGAGTTAATCAATCAAGGTATAGGAAAAATCTGAAAATAAGACAGAAAGATTTAAAATTAGTATTAATGTAAAATGTTTAATTTATGAGAACACCAAAACAACTTTTCAACGAAATCGTAAAGTTAGCGGAATCTGCGGTAAAGCAAGAGGAAGTTAAAGACGTTGAGGTTCAAGAAGAGGTGATTCTTGCCGAAGAGACTCAAGAAGAAGTTCAAGAGCCAGTTCAAGAAGAATTGTCTGAACAAGTAGAGGCTCAAGAAGAGTTGGCTGAAGAGCCAATGCAAGATATGCCTTCAGAAGAATCTCCAGTCGAAGACTACGTTAAGCGTAGTGAATTTGAATCTGCTATGAAAGAGATGAAAGAGATGTACACTAAAGTTCTTGAAGTAATGTCTCCAGAGCAAGGCGAAGAAGTTCCTTCTGACTTGGCTCAAGATGAGTCTATTACTGAAGAGTTATCTTCTCAAGAGGATACAGATACTTTGGTTCACACTCCAGATGCTCAAGTAGAAGAGAAACAAATGCATCTTTATGCTCAAGGGCGTAAGAAAACAACTGAAGATTATGTCTTCGCATCATTATTTAAAAAGTAAAACAAACAACTAAATTAATTAAAAATGGCTACAACCACTAATGTTACAACTACTTACGCTGGGGAATTTGCTTTGCCTTATATCCAAGCAGCGTTATTAAACCCTTCTACTATTCGTAATGGTGGGGTTACTGTTAAACCAAACGTAAAATTCAAGCAAGTATTGAAGAAAGTTGCTATGAGCGACTTGATTAAAGATGGCTCTTGTGACTTTACTCCAACTGGAACTGTTACTCTAACTGAAAACATTCTTCAGCCAGAGGAGTTCCAAGTAAACTTCACTTTGTGTAAGCAAGATTTCCGTGATGATTGGGAAGCAATCGCTATGGGTCTTTCTGCTCACGACAACCTTCCTCCAAACTTGGCTGACTTTATCATCGCCAAAACTGCTGCTGAAGTTGCTACTGCTAACGAAACTATCATCTGGCAAGGTGCTACTGGTACTGCTGGTGAGTATGATGGATTCACTACTCGTTTCGCTGCTGATGCTGACGTTATCGATGTAACTGGTACTACTGTTACCGCTGCTAACGTAATCACTGAACTTGGTAAAGTTGTTGATGCTATCCCAGCCGCTATCTACGGAAAAGAAGACTTGTTCATCTACGTTCCACAGAATGTTTATCGTGCTTATGTTCGTGCATTAGGAGGATTCGGTGCTTCTGGTCTTGGTGCTAATGGTTTCGAAGGGCGTGGAAACAACCAAATTCTTGGTGACTTGGCTTTCGATGGTGTAAAACTATTCTTGGCTGAAGGTCTTCCTTCTAACGAGATGGTTGCTGCACAATCAAGCAACTTGTTCTTCGGAACATCTTTGATGTCTGACTGGAACGAAGTTAAAGTTCTTGATATGGCTGACCTTGATGGTTCGCAAAATGTACGTTTCGTAATGCGTTTTACTGCTAACGTAAACTACGCTTACGGTTCTGAAGTAGTATACTACTCTTAATAAGATTTGATAACGGGGGTGTTTAATAGCACCCCCTTAATCAAATAAAACTGAATTAATAATAATATAAAACCCAAACATAATTATGGCTTGTGAAAATTTATCATTAGGGAGATTGAAGCCTTGTAAGGATACGGTTGGGGGTATTAAAAACATCTACTTCGTTAACTACGGGGACTTTGACGGAATCGTATACAATGCGACAGACACAGATGTAATTGATGACCTTGCTGCATCTTTCAATGCGTACAAGTATGAAGTGCATTTCTCTTCATCTTTCACGCAGAATATTCAATCCTCTATGGAAAACGGAACGACTGCTTTCGAGCAAGTTCTTGAAGTTACCTTACCAAAACTAACTAAAGAAGACCACAAAGAACTTAAATTAGTTTCTTTCGGTCATCCTCACGTTATTGTAGAAGACCAAAACGGGAACTTCTTCGTATCTGGATTACTTAATGGTATGGCAGTAACTGGTGGAACTATCGTTACTGGACTTAATATGGGGGATTTGAGTGGATACACCCTTACCTTGACTGGTATGGAGAAAGTACCCGCCAACTTCCTTGACACTAACATCGTTGATGCTGGTGGAACAATTGTTTCTGGAACTTAATTTCCATAGTTTCTTTATTTATGATGAAGGGGGTGAGAAATCATCCCCTTTATTGTTTTATATAAAAAAAACAAAAATATAGTTTTTTGGTATTATAGTATGAAAAGAGTAAATCCATCTTTATCTACTAACACACTTTACGTTATAACAAGAGATTATAGCGTTACAACACCAGTTAGTGTTACTATTAGACAAGATGGTACTTATGCATCAGAGACTATAACAGTCACCCCTACATACACAGAGAATTATTGCCAATTAGATTGTGATTTCACAATCCTTGAGGCGGATAGTGTGTATTTTATGGAGGTTAAGAATGGTTCTGATTTGCTTTATAGAGATAAATTATATGCTACCTCATCAACAGACTATGTGCCTTCGTTAAATACTGGGGTTTACACTATTGATGCAGAGGGTGAGGATGAAGAGTATATTATATTAGATTAATATGGACAAGAGTAAAAATATAAGGGTTGTAAATCTTGCCGACTACGAGAGACCTACGATACACGAGGTCTCGAATAAGGAGTGGGTTATGTATGGGGACAACAATGATTATTTCGATGTAATTATCGAGAGATATTTAGGTTCTCCGACTAATGCTCGTTGTGTAAATGGTATTAGTGATATGATTTTCGGGAGAGGGCTTGAAGCCGTTGACCGAAATATCAACAGAGACGCTTATATTGAGATGAAACGTCTTATTGACGAGAGAGAATTACGCAAAATTGTAGGGGATAGAAAGTTATTAGGTCAAGCAGCAATAAAAGTTGTCTATAACAAGACAAAAACAAAGGTTGTTGCTATTAAACATCACCCAATGGAGACTCTTCGTGCTGAAAAGACTTCAGATGGGGTTATTAGAGCATATTACTACCATCCAAAGTGGTGTGATATGAAGCCAAGTGATAAACCAAAGCGAATCCCGACATTTAAAAACGGAGGGAAGAGCGACACAGTTGAAATTTATGTTGTTAGACCATATATTAGTGGTTTTTACTACTATTCTCCTTGTGATTACCAATCTTCACTACAATATAGTCAATTAGAGGAAGAAGTAAGCAATTATCACCTTTCGAATATAGAAAATGGGTTACAACCCTCTCTTTTAATCAACTTTAACAATGGACAACCTTCAGAGGAGGTTCAAGAGATGTTAGAGAGAAAGATTATGGAGAAATTTAGTGGGAGTAGTAATGCTGGGAAGTTTATCTTGGCATTTAACGAAGATAAAGACACTGCTGCTACTGTTGATGCCGTTCATCTTCCAGATGCACACGCACAATATCAATTTTTGGCTGATGAGAGTCGAGAAAAGATAATGCTTGGTCACGGAATCGTCTCCCCTATCCTTTTAGGGATAAAAGACAACACTGGCTTCGGGAATAATGCCGAAGAGTTGCGTACTGCGAGTATTTTGATGGATAATATCGTTATTAGACCATTTCAACAGAATATTATCAATGCTTTAGATGATATTTTAGCGTTTAACAACATCTTTTTATCACTTTACTTTGTTACTCTTCAACCAATCGAGTTTGTTGAGTTAGATAACATCTCTACAAGCATTGTAAAAGAGCAAGAAACTGGAGAGAAGTTATCTTCTGACAAGGATGAGTTAACAGATGAAGAATTTGATGATTTATTCGGGCAATTAGAGGCGTTAGGAGAGAAGATTGATGACTCTTGGGAACTTATCCATAGTTGTGATGCTGAAACTGGCGTAGAACTATCTGAAGCGAATCCTTTAGCCCCTTCTATGGAGGACAAAGGCATCTACAAGGTAAGATATGCTTATGTCCCGATTAGAAATTCACAAGGAAGCCGACAATTCTGTCGTAGAATGGAAGGATTGACTTCTGCGGACATAGTATTCCGTAAAGAAGACATTAATCAAATGTCTTTTAAAGGGGTGAACAGAAAATTAGGGCATCAAGGGAGAAACTACTCACTTCTTAAATACAAAGGGGGTAAAAATTGCCATCACTTTTGGGAATTGCGAGTGTATAAAAAGATTGGTAGTGGAGAAGTTAATATTGATGAGGCAGTAAAGGATGGATTAATACTCCCACAGAACCCAGAGGAAATGGGGGTTAGACCAATTGATATGCCCGATGGAGGTGCTTATTTGAAGCGGATGTTTAACAAAATACTTGGGAAATAATGACTGCGTTATTTATATCACCTAAATATGTGAAGAGAAAGTCCATTATTGATGGAGAGGTGGATGCTGATAAAATAATTCAGTTCATTGAGACTGCTCAAGACATTCATATTCAGAATTATTTAGGGACTAATCTATATAAGAAATTACAGACATTAATCATCGATGGTGAGATTGATGATGCTGGTAATGCAGACTATAAATTGTTATTAGATGACTATATTAAGCCAATGTTGGCTTGGTACACACAAGCAGAATATATTCCTTTTGCTGCTTACACAATAAGCAACGGAGGAGTATACAGACATCGTTCTGACAATAGTGATGCAGTAGATTATAGTGAGGTTGCTGGGCTTACGACAAGAGCAATGGATAAAGCAACATTTTACACTAATCGATTTATAGATTATATGAACTTTAATTCTGAATTATATCCAGAATTTATTTCCTCTTCGGAGGCAATGTATCCAGATAGAGACGTTAACAACATTGGTTGGGTTCTTTAATGGGTGAGAAGATTAATAAATATAAGTTAAAAGATAACTATATAAGTTCGTTAGACCGCTTTATAGGGCGGCTAACGAACGAAGAAAAAAAGATTATAGATAATGGGGACAACTCTGACGGGAACAAGAATTAAAGATACTTACGATGGGTTGATTAAGATTGATGATAATCAACCTTTAAATGCAAGTACTGTTAAGCGACTCAATGATGGGTTGGGTAACTCTTGTCCTATTTACTTGTCTCAAGATGCCGTTGAGATAGACAACGGCTCTTTAAAGATTGGTGGGGCATTACTTGATGGGACTGATGCTGCTGGAACAAGTGGTCAATTATTATCTTCTACTGCAACTGGGGTAGAATGGGTTAGTGGTGGAGGACTTACAGTTATTGAGAGTGTTACACATCATAATTTTAATGTTGCAAGTTCTCCTTCTGATGTTTACCTACCGATTAATACTACTGCGGAGACAACTTCTCGTAGTATGGAGAATTACATTATTCCAATCTATAATGGTAGTGTTGCAAGGGTTATTATTATGACGAGTAATTCTGCTACTGGAAATAGATTTTTTATGTATAATGGGACTACTTTAATTGGTAATACTTCTACATTTAGCACAACGGCAAATACTGCCTCTGTGCTTACATTAGATGTATCAACTTTTAGTCTTGGAGATAGAATTAATTTTAGATTAACTTCTGATAATACAATTGGTGATGTTCAATTTTCAATACTTTGGAATTACACAAGACCAGTTTAATGATAATTAAAATGATGAATCTAACTGATTTAAAAATATACGCACTTAACGCATCTGTATTAGCGATTAACTTCACTAACATAGAATTAGGGTTAAAGATTATTTTAACTATTGTAGCGATTGGCTATACTGGGCATAAGTGGTACTTAATGGTAAGAAAGGATGGCTAACGAAATATATCACAGAACTTGGTGGGGAGAAACTTCAAGCACATATTGGGGTGATGTTTACTATGAGCCAAACATTACGAATGATATGTATGTAAGGGTAGATTATTATGAGAATAGTAATGAAACTGATGAATTGTTAAACGCTTTAATCTGCTAATATGTTATTACAAAAAGCCAAAGTTATTACCACACCA